GACTATTTAACATTTATAGAAGAACTAAAGACTATCAAGCAATCAATAATAGAATGTACAAAGAGTAATGATAATCCAATCGTTGATGAACTTATCAAGAAGTATGAAGATAGAGTAAAAGCAAATGAGGAGGTTAGCAATGCCTAATGATATAGTAACAACACAATCAATTAACAATGTAGATATAACACCTGTATTAAAGGAAGTAATAGAGTACAGCAAAGACCAAGCAAGTATTGGCAACATAGAAGAACTTATAAGTAAAGTACCAATGAAAGAAAGTTTAGACTGGAAGTTATTAAGTGGTGTATTGTGTAACTCTCTTATTGAATGGGTTGCAGAAGACAAAGCAAATAGATTAGATTTGATTAAGCACATACAAGGCGACATTGGTTATGTACTTAAGAGAATGGGTTTGACTATGTAGTTATATCCATAGTCAATAAGAAAGGGTAGTATCCACAATGCTACCCTTTTTTTACGCCTGAAATTAGTCTGTGTCCTGCGAGCCCGGGCGAACAAAGTGAGCTTGGGCATTATAGTTTATTAGTTATGTTGAGGAGTTTGGGAGTTTGGAAGAGTAAGTAATGGGGTGTACAATTACAGTTATAACGAAACCATTACTCACTCTACTGTCTTTTTTTAGATGTGCTACAGCTACACATGTTAGTATTATATCAGAACAAGGAGCTGACGTATATCCTTCCTTTCTATTTGTTGTGGATAACTATTATCTTAGAACTGAGGGAAGCCCGGGCGCCCAGCGCCTAGAAACAAGGACCAAGATCCAACATATTATTAGTTACGTTGGGGAGTTTGGGAGTTTGAAAGCTCATATTAGCCATTGAAGCAGGAACCACGCGGTTACAACCAGCAAGATAAGCTTAACTGGTACTAGTATACTTAGTAATAATTCTATCATTGATATCCTTTATATTTCTCCTGGTTATATAACGCAGCTTCAGGGTCCTGTCAAGACCCCGGGCAATGAAAACTTGAGGAAAACAGCCACAAAATTTGGGACGAACTTCGTGTTTGTCCCGCGGGCGCCCGCTGGTCCCGGGCGTAAAGTTATCCACAGGTTATCCCCAGTTTTTTATAACTGGGGAGTTTGGGAGTTTGACATCAACTAGCAAATATGCTTTTCACTTGTTCAGTAAATCCTTTATCTTCTTCTGTTTGTAGTTCTTCTGCTCTCTTTGCATTGCGTGTCATGATTGGTACTACCCCATCATAATGTGCTTTAATGCCCTTGAGTATATCTGAGTTGTCCTCTATTGCTTCAGCAATTCTACTTAATGCAGTAACCAATGTATCTTCGTCTTCTCTTATAACCATATAAACTCCTTTGTTCTATTTCTACTTATTATATAACACCTAATCTCATCTATTACAACCCCTCTCACAAAATTTTTGTGGATAACTTTTACAGGACACGCCGTGAAGTCCCTGCGCGCCCGGGCTGCGAGCTGCAAGATCCGAATGTTACAAATAATGGTTGGAACTATAAGGGGAGTTTGGGAGTTTGCGTCACGCTTCCAGTTTGGGCGCTGGGCCCGGGCGCCAGCTCCGACTTATCCACAGGTTATCCACAAGTTTTTTATGTAAGGGGAGTTTGGGAGTTTGAAATGACTTGACACAAATCAAGGTCCTTGAGCGGTCCTTCATAGAGCCCAGGCACTTGGTCCAAGGTGCTTTGGCTAAGTTCCACGGTTTTAGACCCATGAAACAATTTAACCATGGCCCTAAGAGGCAGGTTAACAAGGATATAAGATTGAGAACCAGCTAATGAATGACGCATATTCCAAGCAATTTGAAAAGGGGATATAATGACCTTATTGTTATCTTGGGCTATCTTTAATTCAACAGTAAAGAATCCTGTAACACTGTGAAATATTAGGCAATCTGGGAATCCTGGCGTAACATAACTTTCAAGGCGTGAAACAATATATTTACCACCTTCCAATAATTTCTTTAAACTCTTCCAGAAACTTGTTTCTGGTTTTACGGTCATACTTTCTTTTGTCTTTTACTATCTTTTGACTGTACTGGGGTGATGTCCTTAAGTCCTTTGCTATCGGATTTCTCTTTGACTGATAAGACAGTTTCATTACCTTCTTTTTTAAACTTACCATCTAATCCAATTTCCTTTAACTTAGCTAAAACCTCTTCACGCGACATAGAATCAATTGCTCCTGTCCTAATTTCTTTACGGTCAATGTACAATCCGGCAGCTTGCCCACGCAACCGCTCAGCATTAACTGCAGCACTATAAGATTTCTCACCAAGTGCTTTATCACGAAGTCTAGCCAACTCTTGTACATGTCTATTTAATTTAACTTCATGTGTTTTCTCAATCTCAGCTCTTCGCGCAATAACAGCTTCTACAACTTTTGGATACCTTTTACCATTCAATAGTAAAGATGAGGTCACGTTAGCTGATCCCTCAGAATAACCAGCTTGCCTAGCACACTCTGTTGGAGTTAATCTACCTTCATTCTCAGAGTAGATTTTAACAAACACTTTCTGTTTATCTGTCAATCCTTCACCATCTTTTGGGTGTTTAATAGACATGTCTTTTGTGTCACCACTTGTGTCACTAGTCAATCTATTATCTACCACCTGGTAACCCGCAGTATAGGTGAGATTTTGCTCTCTTTAGTATCTAAAAAGTAAAAAAGTTCCTTGCGTTGTTTAGAGTAGTGACACATAGGTGACACACTATAAACCAT